AGCGACTTGTCGGCACAGATTCCTGACTTCATTCGCTTTGCAGAGATTCGCCTAGCAAGAGAGTTGCGTACTCGTTTAATGCTCAAGTCGGCCACAGCGCCAACAGTAGCGGCAGATGCACGAGTAGCTTTACCTACCGACTTCTTAGAGATTCGTGACTTATTCGTGCAGGGAAACCCTCGGATGCCAGTAACCTATCTGTCACCTAGCGCCTTCACAAGAGATGCTAGGGCAGATGAGTCTGGCTTGCCTGTGTTTTATACCGTACTTGCCTCAGAGTTTCAGTTTGCGCCACAGCCTGACACAGTATATACATTAGAGATTTTGTACTATGCAAAGCCTACGGTATTGTCTAGCGCAAACCCATCTAATGTATTTTTGGCTAACTATCCTGATGCCCTGCTGTATGGCGCATTGCTCGAAGCAGAGCCTTACTTAATTAACGATGCAAGGTCTGGAACATGGGCAACCTTGTACGACAGAGCAGTTAAGAACATTTCCGATGCAGACCAAGGCGGCGAGTATTCGGGTATTCCATTACAAATGAAACTTACCTCACGATAGGACTATCATGGCTGAAATCTCAAACTACCTAGAAAATGCGCTGATTAACGGCACATTACGAGCTACTAATTTTACTGCTCCAGCAGCCGTATATGTCAGCCTGCATACTGCTGATCCTACCGATGCTGGCACAGGCACAGAAGTTAGTGGTGGCTCGTATATTCGCCAATCTGCTACTTTTGCTGCCCCATCTAACGGTGCAAGCGCAACAAGCGCTGATATTACTTTCCCACAAGCCACAGGCAACTGGGGAACGATTGGCTGGATTGGTATTTGGGATGCACAGACTACCGGCAATATGCTGTATCACACAGCCTTAGACGCATCGAAAGCAATTGATACAGGCGATATTTTTAAGATTGCATCAGGTAGCCTTACCGTTACCTTGGCGTAATGAATAATGCCTGCCGATTATTGTGGCCCGTTCACAATAGATGACATTGATCTCTTTGGAACGCTGGAGCAGATAAATGTTAGCTTTGATGACCCAATTTGGAACTCAGCAGATACCTGTATCCGTTACGCTGATGGCGCTGTTGCTGGAACTGGTAATGTAAACGCTAACGCCTATGCAATACGAAACGCAGAAGGCGCAATAAACGGAACAGGTACAGTAACCGCAGATAGCATTAGGACTCGGACAAGCTCTGGCGCAATAAACGGCACAGCAGCAGTAGCGGCTAATGGCTCTGCTATTCGTAGCGCCAACGGCAGTATTACAGGCAGCGCTACAGTAGCGGCTAACGGCACAAGAGTAAGGGTAGGAACAGGATCAATTACAGGCTTTGGCACAGTAATCGCCAATGCGTATGCCATTCGTGGTGCAGTTGCAGCAATTACAGGCACAGCAACAGTTAATGCGGCATCTGAGCGTATAAGACTGTTCTCAGGCGCTATAACAGGCTCAGGAACGGTTGTTGCAGATGCGGTAAGGCTACGCCTTGGCTCAAGTCAAATAAACGGCACAGCAACGGTTACAGCCCTTGGTGGGGTGCAATATAGCGGTTCTGCAGAAGTTAATGGTGTAGCTACAGTAAATGCTAGTGCAAGTGCGGTATTTTCAGGAATAGGCTCTGTAAACGGTAACGCTACAGTCGTTTGTTTAGGTCGCATTTTAGGCGATGAATGGACAGATGAAACGCCTGGCTCAGAAAGCTGGACACCAAAAACGCCTTCCGCAGATATATGGGTAGATGCTAGTGCCGACTCAACAAGTTGGAATGATGTACCTGCAAATAATCCAAACTGGACAGATAAATCTATTGGGAATCAGACATGGCAATAAGTAGAATTTCGTTTGGTGAGTGGACTCCTGACCAGCCTGGCATTACAAATGGTTTGCAAAAGGCAGAAAATGTGTTCCCGCAAGCCGTAGGTTATGGCCCAATTAAATCAGCAGTTGATTATTCGGACTCTGCCTCTGAAAACCTAAACAATGTGGTTGCTGGCAAAACAGTAGTAGGAGCAACTATAGTATTGGCTGGCGGCCCAACAAAGCTATTTAAGTTAGACGCTACAGACCTGTCTTTAGATAATGTTTCAAAAGCAAGCAGATCAATTACGACTGTTGCAAGAACTACAAATGTTGTAACAATTACAACTTCTGCCAATCACTTATATTCGATTGGGGATACCGTAACAGTAACGGCTGTAGGAAATACTGATATTAACGGGACATTTACCGTTTTAACCGTACCTACGCCTACTACTTTTACTTATGACGATGCAGGAACAAATATTGTAAGTGGCGCAGACACAGGCACAGTAGTCTTTACTTATACAACCCCAACAAATCAGCGCTGGCGTTTTACTCAGTTTGGCAATGTAATTGTTGCGGCAAACGGTGGCAATCGGTTACAAGGATATAACCTTGATACTTCTTCTACATTCCAAGATTTAGCGGCAGATGCACCAGCCTCTCGTTATGTAACCGTAGTTCGGGACTTTGTAGTTTCCGGCTATATAGGCTCAGACTATCCAAATCGGGTGCAATGGTCGGCTTTGGGTGATGAAAGCTCATGGACTAACAGCGCAACAACGCAGGCAGACTTTCAAGACATTCCTGATGGCGGCTCAGTTGTAGGCGTAACTGGTGGCGAATTTGGCCTAGTATTTTTAGACCGAGCAATTCACCGTATGTCGTATGCAGGCAGCCCATTAGTATTCCAGTTTGACAATATCAGTCGTAATTTAGGCTGTTATGAGGCAAACTCCATTATTCAGTATGGCGGCACATCTTTCTTTTTAGCTAGTGATGGCTTTTATGCTTGTGACGGTCAGCAAATAATCCCTATTGGCAATGAAAAAGTAAACCGTTACTTCTACAGCGATGCGGAAGAAAGCCTGTTTAATTTGATGTCGGTTGCAGTAGACCCATTTAGAAAGCTAATAATTTGGTCTTATGCTTCTACATCTTCTGCCGTACCCGATAAACTGTTAATTTTTAACTTTCAGACTAATAAATGGTCTAGCGGTACTACATCAGTAAGCAGAGTAGCCTCATCATCTTCACCAGCATTTACTTTAGAGGGGCTGGATGTATTTGGCACTTTAGAGCAAATTTCGTCTAGTTTTGATGACCGTGTATGGCTTGGCGGCAAGATGCAGTTTGCAGGCGTTAAAAATGCAAAAATCATTACATTCTCTGGTGCGCCTATGACCGCCACCATAGAAACTGGCGATATAGAAGTACCAGGCACAACCTCAGCTATTACTCTTGCTAAACCAATTGTAGATAACGGCTCAGGCAATGTGGCTTTGTTCTCACGCAGACTGCTAAATCAACAAGTTGTGTTTGGTTCGCAGGTAGTAGCAGACTCAGAAAACCGTGTAAGTATTCGTGGCGTAGGTAGATACCATAGGTTACAATTAACACCTACAGGAAGATGGACTTCTGCCGTTGGAACTGATATAGACTTAAATGGACTAGGAACTCGATAATGTTTAGACGATTACCGCCTTTTGGTGGAGATCAGCGTGCAGTCGCTGAAATCGTTAATGGCATTATGGATGGCAAAACCAATAATACCGGCACAGTTACATTAGCAACAGGCGGTGCAGCAACTACAACGATTACCGATGCTCGTATCGGAGTAGGGTCAAGCATTATCTTGATACCGTCTGACGATGTATCTACTGCATTGTTTTTTCCGTATTTAGCGGTACAAGATGACACAGACCAAACTGCCACGACTACAACGGCAGCTAATATTATGGCGTTCAGCACTACAGATTATGCGCTAGGCGCTAGTCTTGTAGATAACACCAAATTAAAAGTAGATTATTCAGGACTCTACAATGTGCAGTTTTCGGCTCAGTTTGTAAATGCAGCAAACGATCCTGAGTTTATTGATGTTTGGTTTGTGAAGAACGGTACTAATGTGCCTGCGTCTAATAGCAAGTTTGGCATATCCCAGCGTAAAAGCGCAGGCGTTCCATCGCACATGATTGCAGCATTAAACTTTTTTATTGCATTAGAAAAAGATGATTATGTGCAGTTGGCTTGGCGGCCTAGTGAGATTGATGTCAGCATTGAACATTTTGCCGCAGGAACATCGCCTACAAGACCAGTAACTCCATCAATCATTGCAACATTATCGTATCTGTCATCGAACGGATACACAAGCAACTTGTTTACAGAAGCATACATTTCAGCACAAACAAACGGAAGCGCAACTATTAGCCATCCAGCTAATACTGTAGCAGGCAAAACTTATAAATATGTAATCGTAGGATAAAGGAAGATATTATGGCAGGCACAGGAAACGGAGTATTTGGGGCTGTTGGAGAAAACCCAGCCTTATTTAACGCTATGGGGCAACCTGAAATGAATATGTCAGGCTTAGGTACTGGTCTTACTGGATTACCTAGAAACCCTAACGCCCCTTCTTTTGGCGCTCAAAACTTTCCAAGCAATGTTGGACAGGTAGCTTCTTCTGCCCCACGATTCTTGCCTAGCGCACCTATTGAACCAGGCACAGGCAGCAATATTACTGCGGTGCAACCATTTTTAAACGAAGGTTTGCGGCAGGCGCAAGAGTTGTTTTTGCGTCAGCAGCCACAGATGTTTCAAGGTCAGACTTATGTAAGCCCATCAGAGCAAACTCTTACTGCATTACAAGCTCAAGAAAATATTGCACGGCAACAATCTCCAATTTTAGGCGCAGCGCAAGGCGCATTTTTGCAGTCGCTAGGCGGGATCAGTAATACGGCAGCAGGACAATATTTAAACGCTAATCCGTATCAACAGCAAATGATGCAGGCAGCTACACGCCCATTGGAGCAAGCATTTAGCCAACAGGTATTGCCTGGCATTTCTAGTCTGTATTCCAAGTCTGGTCGATTAGGCTCTGGGTCAATGGAAAGAGCGCTAAGTTCTGCGTCTGAAGGTTTTGGCAGATCATTAGGCGATATTACATCCAACATTGCAGGCACACAGTTCCAGCAAGAGCGTGCATTACAACAGGCCGCATCATTGCAGTTGGCAAACTTAGCACAACAAGCTCCGGCTTTATATGGTCAGCAATTTATCCCTTCTCAACAATTAGCTCAAGTTGGCGCACAACGAGAGGCCATTGAAGGACAGCCATTACAAGAAGCTATGAACCGATTTAGCTACGAGCAGCAATTGCCATACCAGCAATTATCGGGCTTCTTATCGTCTGTATATGGATCACCACTTGGATCGTTTGGAGTTCCTGCCCCAATGCAACCAGCAAACAGAACTACAGGCGCTTTGGCTGGTGGTTTAGCTGGTGGCTTAGGTGGATATGCTTTAGGTCAGGCTTTCCCTAGTATTGGTAGTTTTGGCGGCGGTTATGGCGCTCCAGTATTAGGCGCAATCGGTGGTGGTCTGCTAGGCGGTGGATTCTTCTGATGACTGTTTTTCCTCTTAATGTTGCGTATCTTCACCAACATTGGGAGGAGATAGCAAAGTATTTACAACCAGCTTTAGATTTAAGTGGTGTAGAGGAGTTCAATTTAGACCAGTTAAAGGTTTTTGTTGCTAATGGCACTTGGACTTTGTTTGTTGTTGTAGAAGAAAAAAAATTGTGCGGGGCGGTAGTTGTGTCTTTTTCTAACTATCCAAACGATAGAATCGCCTATGTGACCGCAATAGGTGGAAAATTTATTAGCAGTAAAGAAACATTCGCAAAGTTTAAAGATGCCCTAAAAGGCATGGGAGCTACTAAAATACAAGGTGGAGCAAGAGAATCAGTAGCAAGACTGTGGAATCGACTAGGGTTTAAAAATAAACAAATATTAGTGGAATACAAATTATGAGATTTAATAACCGATTCTGTGCGCTGATGGATATTCCAGACTTGCCTGCTGGCGCTTTTGAGCATATTGGCGATGGCAAAATTAAACCGCAGGGCGGTGGCAATCCTATTTCTTCGGTTACAAACACTATTTCTAAAGCTATTGGTACAGACGGTAGCGGAGGAGGCGCTTTAGGCGCTTTAGCTAAAATTGATCCAGGCCCTTCTCTTGGTAGTGGTCTAGCTGAGGTAGATAAGTTTGTAGGTCGTGAGATTCCTGGCGGCTGGATAACTGTAGGCGCTGCTGCTGCGGCGGCTGCGGCTGCCGGTGCTGCTGGTGGGGCTGCTGGTGCTGCTGGCGGTACAGCAGGAGCAGGTGGTACAGCAGGCGGCATTGGTGTGGGTGGTGCTTTTGTTCCAACAGCAGGAAGCGCAGCAAGTTTTACAGTACCAACCGCAGCCGCAGCAGGAACTGCAGCAGGCGCAGCAGGGATTGCATCGGAAGCTGGGCAGGCCGTCTTTTTTGAATCATTAGCTGCTGGAGCTACTGGGTCAGAAGCAATAGCGGCAGGATTGGCAGCAGAAAAAGCAGTAGTGGCTACGGCACTTGCAGGGCCTACATACGCAGAGCTTGGCTATACAGGATTGGCTGAAGGTTTAGCTGGGCCAACATACGGTGAATTGGGTTTGACTGGATTACAGGTAGGCACAGAAGCAAGCGCAGGCGCACCAATCTTTGATTTTTCGCAAGAAGTAATGCTAAGTCCAGGCGGTAATTACATTCCTGCCAATACATTACCTAGCGAAATTGCTAAGATTGATGCTCAAATTAAAGCTGCTGGCGCACAGGCATTGACAAAATATGGTGGCGCTTCTGCTACCACAAGGGCATTGCAAGGCGCAATGTTGGCAAGAGGATTGCTAGGCGGTCAACAGCCTATACCACAACAACAGCAACAAGTTCAGCAGTCTAGGACTAATCCTTACGGTGGCGTAGATTACTCAGGCTTATACAATTTACTAGCCCCAAAAATGGCAACACGAAACCCTAATTCTTTACTAGGATAAGATATGGCACTTGATCTATCAGCATTATTTGGCGCACCGCCCGATTACTCTGGCGCTTTAACCCCGCAACAAACGCAACAAATGCAAAGGAACGCATTGGCACAAGGGGGTATTGGCGCTTTAATCGCTCTGCTAGGCGCATCAGGCCCACAAGTTAGACCAATCAGCACAGGTCAGGCTTTGGCTGGCGCATTAGGCGCAGGCTTTGGTGGCTATCAGTCATCGTTTGACAATACCCTAAAGCAACTGCTAACCGCACAACAGTTAGGCGAGGCAAAACGCAAGCAAGAGCGCCAAACTGCATTTGAAAAAGCAATGGCAAGCGCTACAACTAATGTTCCTCAACCAATTCCTATGGCTACTGCGCCAGGCTCACAGTTAGAAATGCTATCTCGCCCTGAGTTTGGTGGCGATATGGCAACGCAAGAAACAATTGGTGCGCTGCGTGGCAATTTGCCAACAGCAAAAACAGTAGATTTTAATAAGTTAGTGCAGGCTATATCTATTGTTGATCCTGTAGAAGCCGCTAAGTTAATGGCCCCAAAAGAAACTAAGTTGACTGGTAGCGTTGGCGAGTTTTCAGAAGCCAAAAAGTTAGGTTTAATTCCTGAAACAATGTC